ACTTTAGATGTAGTTTTTAACCATGAAGGAGCACCTGGTACAGCAGGTGGAGGTGCAGGAGCGCCAGGTTTACCTGGGGCAGGTGGTTTACCAGCAGGAGGTTTGCCAGCAGGAGGAGCTGCAACAGGTGGTTTAGCAGCAGGAGGGGCGGCAGCAGGTGGTTTAGCAGCAGGAGGGGCGGCAGCAGGTGGTTTACCAGCAGGAGGGGCTGCAGCAGGTGGTTTACCAGCAGGAGGGGCTGCAGCAGCAGGTGGTTTACCTGCAGGAGGAGCACCAGCTGGAGGTTTTCCTGGTGGTGCTCCTTTAGGTCCTGGTGCTCCTTTAGGTCCAGGTGCTCCTTTGGGTCCTTTAGCTCCTTTAGGTGCTTTAACTGATCGAGATAATGGTGCTTTAGTAGGTGCTCCTTTAGGTGGTTTTCCTCCAGGTGCTCCTTTAGGTGGTGCTCCTGCAGGTGGTTTTCCTCCAGGTGGTGCTCCTGCAGGTGGTTTTCCTCCAGGTGGTGGTTGTGTTCTAGGTGGTCTAGCTGCTCTGGGTGGTCTGGCTGCTCTAGGTGCTCTAGGTGCTTTGGCTGCTCTAGCCGCTCTAGGTACTTTAAAACCTCTAGCACCACCATCACCAATAACATCTAATTCTGATTTTTCAAGGAGTGTTTTATGTTTACTATCTGATGGTTCAATATATTCTGTAATTAGTTCTGTATTTTCCATAGGAGGTGGTCTAGATTTTAGTGGAGGTTCAACATATTCTGTAATTATTTCTGTATTTTCCATAGGAGGTGGTCTATATTTTTTTGGTTCTTCATCTAAACCACCTTCACCAACATTATTAACTGGTGCATGTGCTTTCATATATTCATCAACTACATCACCTTCAGTACCATTTCCCATAACCCAATTCATTTTATCATGCCAGTTTAATAAGTTAGCTAATAACATTGGTTTTGACATAACTTTACCATCTTCATCAGTAAATGATATTCCTTCAGCTTCACAAAGATCTTTTAATTCTTGTTTTGAATAGTTTTCTATTTTTAAACGATATGCTTTCATTTGTTGTTGTTCTTCTAAGTTAGGTAGCTTACGAGGTAACATATACATTTTACCAGCACCTTCACCAACTGAATCATCAAAAGCTTTTTCGATATCTTTTCTAGATTCTTTATTTGGAACCATCTTATTTAAGTTTTTGAGTGCATCTTTTGATTTTTCAGCTAAGTTTTTTAATTCTTTAGGTGATTTATTTTTAATAGCTTTCATCATATCTTTTTTAAACTGAGAATGACTAGTTTTATCTACAAGATTATCAATAGGGTTTTTTTCTAATTGTTTTGTGATGGCCGCCTCCTTCGGATTTAATTCATCATTGTTTTTTTTTTGATTCATACCAGTACCGCAAGTACCACAACCAGGCATACCAGTACCCATTGGTCTTCCAAGATTACCACCAACTTTAACTACTACATCTGATTCTTCTTCAGAACCATCACAATCACAATCACAAGATTCGCAGCAAGCCCCAGCACCATAACCAGTATTAGAAAAATCACCTAAATCGCGTACTGATGCATATTTACCAGCTACAAAATATTTACCAGATGCAGGTACAGGTCCACTATTTAAAGAAGAGTACTTAGAGTTTTTAAATAATCCAGGAACTCCTCTATAAGGTTTAATTCCAGGACGACCATCACCACCAGCACCTACTTCAGGAGGAGCAGCTTCAGCAGGAGGAGGAGGAGGAGCAGCAGTTTCAGGAGTAGGAACAGCTGCAGCAGTAGCATCTCCTGGTTTAGGTAATCCTACAGCAGAAGTACCACTTGCTAAAGGTTTAACAAGATGTGATGTTGATCTATCCATAACTTGAGCTAAAGGAGCACCTAGTGATGAAAAGGATGATAGCATTCTATGAGATATTTCTTTTACTTTAGGTCCACCTAATAATGATCCTGATTGTAATCCTAAGATACCTTGTCCTCCACATCCAATATCACCTGCACCAGTACCACAAAATGTTGCTTCTCCTCCAGAACCAGAACCAGATATACCAGGTACGTTTGCTCTATAATCTGGTGTACCTTGTCCTGTTGAACTACAATGAGCGATATATTTACGATTAGCATAGTCTATTTCTCTAGCTAACTTTTTATTATATTCGTTATCATACGGCATTATATATTATATATAGATATTTTTTATATATAATATATTATTTTTTTAGACTTTACTATGTTTATTCATCTTCTTCTTCGGGTTCGGGTGCTGTGTATTTCTTTAATAGTTTTTTACCAGTATTTGCAGCCATCTTTAAACCTTGTTGCATGTAAGATTTACCATGTTTGGCAAGATGTTCTTTACCCATTTTTAATCCTTTTTTGGCTAAGCTAGATACACCAGATTTAATGGAATCCCAGAAACCACCACCTACTAAGCGTTTTACATCATCGTGAGTGTAGTATTCTTGTGCGGAGCATTCAAGTACATCTTGTTTAGTTAAGATACCAGTGTAAGTAGCAGAGGTACCGCGTTCGCATACGAATACACCAGAGTTCATTGTAATACATACTAATTCCCAATCACCTTGAGCTAATGATGCATATGTAGTGTTGTTTTGTACTGTTACATCGCATTGAAGATTAAAGTTTCCTAATGATCCGCAGCTGTAGAAGTCTTCAGTTAATTGAATATCTTTTCCGAACTCTAAGACGAGGTAGCTGCCAGATAAAGGTACTGCGTTAACTTTAATATTACCACCACCTCCTTCTTGATTGGCTACACCTAAACCATAACCACAGAATTCAGGCCAAGTACTATTAGCACCATTGTTTTTACTCATTTCCCACAGCTGTTGTTGGCTGCAACTGGCAAGAATGCCACTATTGTTATTGAAGTTAATGGAAATACTTTTAATAGGTAAAGCTACTTCAGCAATACCCCATCCATTTGCAGCAGAGGGTTTAAGTCTTGTGAAAAGAATGAGTTTGTCAGGGATTTGGTTTAATTGGATGGCATTGAACTTAGCAAGTACAGAAGGTAAAGTTAAACCACCATTTAATTCTGTAGCAGCACCTACTATTTCTTGACCGCCGTTGATATATCTGGGTAATTCGTAGTAGGGGACAATATTACGAGCAGGCATTAAATCAGAGGGGTGAGGGGTTAAGAATACGAAGAGTAATTCGGGTTTTTCACCTAAGTTACAAGATACGGATGTAATACCATTAGCTCCGTTGGTGCCCGATGGGTTTAAGAAACTAGGAGCGCCTACAGTAGGACCTCTGAAGGCACGAGAACCAGTATTTAAGTTTGCAACTATATTCATATTTTGTATGCCGTAAAAACCTTGGTTATTAGCTTTAGTTTTAGAGAACATGAAAGGAGATAATAATAAAGGTTCAGTGATTTCATAAACAAGGGCGTGTGTTGCAGTTGTGTTAGCAAAAGGAACAGTGTTAGATTTAATAGGGAAGCAACCTCTGTGGAAACGTTTTTGGTCTGTTACACCCCATAAAGCACTATTGGAGTTAGATAAGTAGGAGAAATCATTAGCGGGATCATTAGTGTAGTATAATCCAAGAATATCATTGAAAGCAGGAGTGCTGCCGTTGTGATATATAAGATCGTCTTCATCAAGTAATCTTAAAATAGCAGGTAATACATCTTTAATATTGCAAGTTACTGTGTTGTTGTTAATAGTAGCGGAAAGAGTATCCATACATTGGTGAAGAGGAAATGAAGCAAGAGCAGCGTTTACACCATAACATACTACGGCATTAGCAAAGCCACCAGCAACTGAAACATTTACAGTGAAGGTAGATCTAAGTAAAACGCGTCTGTCGATGATGGTTTGTTCTGAAGGGACTTGAATGTTGAAGACAACTTGAGAGCTTGATGATGATACAGCAGCGAACTTAGTCATTGTAACATTTTGGCCGCCTTTAATAACGGCGTATTTAATAGAATCTGTGACATCGAGACGAGGATCTTTAACTAAAACTTTTTCAAAATCTGCGGACATATATATATACAAATAGAAAATAAAATATTTTTAATATATTATAAATATTTTATTTTACTGAAATATTTTTACTCGGTCTCAAAGATATCTTTTCTAAATAAAAGTTTCATATTACAGTTAGACCCAGATTCTATGTAAAATGGATGTAAGTTACCAAAATCATCTTTCCAGAATATTTCTATAACTAAATCTTTTTGAGGTTCATTACTTAATAAATCCTTAAATAAATAATTAAAATCTGTATCATTAATTGTTGGGTCAGCACGTCTACTTAATAGATATTCAAAGATGCTGTTAGATACGTTAGAATTATTAGACTCTTTATTAGGATTAATACCATAAATATATGGTTGAGATACATCATCTGATACTACACCTAAAGTTTTCGATGTGAAGACAAGTGATACTGCTGGATTCCATAATTGAGTTGATTTATATGATTGAGTAGTTACTAAATAATTATTGACAGCATCAGTAGTTGGTGGTATAGTTGCAAAGCTTACCTTATTAGCATAGTAATTATAATATACTATACTACCACTTCTATAAACTACAGGTAGTTCGAGTTTATATAATGGTATATTATTTAATATTTGATATTCATAAGTAAATCCTGAAAATAGATTATATAATTGTTCGTTTAAATATAGTTTTATAGTAGGTACTGAATAAAAGCTTATTAATCCAGTTTCTGAATTATATTTGAAAAATGGAGGAGGCGCACCTTCGGCATTTGCTAATGCGACTAAAACTTCATTTACTCTATCTATAAAGTATTGATATGAATAGTTCCAAAAATATTCATCCGATATCATTGATGCAGTAAGTAATTCGGGTCCTGATGTGGGTGGTTGTAATTCTGAATCTGCAGGTTTCCAAGGAATAGGTGTCATAGTGTATTCATTAAAACCTATTGAAAAGACAGTATCATAAGTATCATCGAGATTAATAGCTTTACCTGCTATAGGTTGTACTATTTGATTTGGAAATGAATTAGAGTCCAAACTAAACTTTACAAATGAAACAGCATAGTCAGAAGGATTATCTAAATATGCATGCTCTCTCATCTGATTAAATACACAAGGTACTGATGATCTAATTGGTATGGCATTACCATCTTTATCAAAACCAGTATTATTATTAAAAATATTTAGACTATAATAAATATGAGATAAATCAGAGTTATTATTAATTCTATAATATCGCTGTCTTCTTCTATTAAGTGCATTTTTATTTAACTTTTTTGGTTTATATTTTGGCATATTATATATATATTATTATAGATATAATATTTCAATTAAAATAAAACTCTTTCTTTCTAAACATTATTTTTAATAATGCTGTTCCACCTGGTTCTAAATAAAATGGATGTAGATCTCCGAACTTATCCTTCCAGTGGACGAATATAGAAATAGAATATAGTTCTTTATCACTATATAATTCACTTAATACATATTCTGCAGGAGGTACATAAGATATATTTGGTTTATATTCAGTTCCTGTTTTAAGCTGTGCTGAAAAATCACATAAAATATATTGAGTATCAGCATTTGTAGATACATTTTGAGTATTAGTGTAATAGTTACTAGCTGCTGCAATTAGTTGAGGTACTACTGGTAATTGAGCTGTAGTAAATACTATTTTATCGATGGGATTCCAATATGGTAAAGGAGAATATTCAGAACTATTAACAACCATTAAATCATTATTTGAAGGAGGTATAGTAGTAAAAACAGTACTGACAGTTGCATTATTTTTACTAGATCTATCTCTAATAAATAATAATTGATAATTAGTATTAAGATATGATGCAGTTGGAGTTGTAAAAGCTAATGGTTGTGGTTGTTTGATAGCTTCAAGTGATGAAAATAGATTATATAATTCGGAATTAAAATAAACTTTTATCCATTTACTTGATGTTGGAAGACCAGATGTACTAACAGGAACGCCTAATGAATTAGTTTGACATAAAAACTTATTTGCATATAAAGAAACCATATTATTTTCTAAAGTTAAAAATATAGATGATTCATTAGTAGATGAAAAAGGAGAACCGAGTGTAGACCACATATTTTGTAAAGTAGCATTAATTACGTTGATAAGATGTTGGTATGTATATGCATAATAATAAGGGTCCATATTATATGCATCAGGGACATTTCCTGTTGGTGCTGTAGCTGATGCATCTTCAGGAAACCAAGCGACATTTTGTTGTAATACTGTATGAGGAGCAGTAGGTGAAGGTTGATACTCCATTGTAATAGTATATACAAGTTTATTAATATCAGATTGACCTACAATAGGATCAGCAATGAATACGGGTACTGATTGAGTATCCATTTCAAAAGCAACTACAGACATAAAGAAATCTCTAGGATAATGAATATAAGGAATTGTTCTGGTTTGTTCGAATGATAATTCTACAGCACCAGTCGTACTTATTGCATTACCATCTTTATCAAATCCTGTATTATTATTTTTTACTAGAATATTATAATATTTTTGGGAAGGATCTTTGTTTTTATCGTATCTATTTGACATTATATATATATAATAGATATTATATTTTATCTGAATTAAAAGTTTTTTTTCTGAATAAAAGTTTAATTGTCGCAGATGCACCTATGTCTAATATAAATGGAATGAGGTTACCGAATGAGTCTTTCCAAAATACAGCTATATCCATCGAATTAATAGGTTGATTACCATATAATTCTACTAATCTGAATTCACCAATTGGTTCAAAATAGATAAAAGGTCTATATTCAGTTCCTATTGTTAATGGTACTGTATGATCGATCATAATATTTAATAAATCAGAATTATTTTTACCATTATTAATATCTAAGTCACCTTGTTCGAAAATAACAGGTGTACCAACTACATCAGGTGCTGTATTTAATAGAGTAGTTCTAAATACTATATTTTTAATTGGAGTCCATAATGGTAAAGTTGAATATTCTTGTGTATTAATTACATCAGTTGTATTAACTTCACCAGTTGTATTATTTCTGGGATTATTATAAGTATTAATTATATAGTTTTGGGGTGATGTATATCCTATATTAGATCCAGTATCCATAATTAATTGATAATCGGCTCCAACTGCTGGACCTGTAGTACCTCTATATATTGCTTTTAATGATGAGAATAGATTATATAATTCTATATTAAAATATATTTTATAACCAGCACCAGTACCTAAATAAGCACCTTGTGTATCAGTTCTATATAAAGTAGCGTTACCACCGATGGTGAATAGATGTGTTTCAGTATCAAAATACATATAAGGTGCTGTACCAGTAATAAATCCAGATGTAGCATATGATTCAAAAAGATTATTAATTAAATCAATAAAATGTTGGTAAGAATAACAATAATAATAATTATTAGTTTGCCAGCTATTAGTTACTAAGCCACTTGGAACTGGTACTGTTTTATCATCAGGTTGCCAAATGATTTCATCTGTTCCTGTTATACCATCGGATTGTCTCTCGATAGTTATTGAATATATTGAACGATTAACATTAGATTGACCTACAATAGGTTGGCATATAAATACAGGTAAGTTCGGACTTTCGATTGTAAAGCGTTGGACCGATAAAAAATATTTAGATGGATTAATTAAATATGGTTGAGCTCTTGATTGGTTAAATACTAATTGTAATTCTTTATCATTAGTATTTACTGACATTATTTTACCATTTGAGCTTATATCATATCCAGAATAATCATTTGATATATTGATATTATAATAAATATGGGATGCATTCATGGCACCACCAATCATATCTTGGCTATAGTAAGGCATTTGTATATATATATGTTAGATATTTTTATTTTTAAATACATAATCTATTAATCCTAATCCATTATTATCTAAAGCATTAATCATTTCAAATCCTAAACTTTCAATATAAGGACCAGTTATTTTAGCTGTAGGTGCATCATCAAATATTTCGTAATTATTTAAGGTAACTATTAAGTATTGTGTTTTTTTAATAGTTTCAATACCTCCTTCAATAATATCTTTTTCAGCACCACAACAATTAATCTTTACTATATCAGGATCTTCTAATGATTGTTCTTTAACAAAAGTATCGAGTTTGATGGTACGTAATAATTCTGTATCTTCTGATTTATTTTCTGTAAGTAAAAAATATGATTTAATATTATCGTTATGATTATGAAATATAACTTCTTCATTATCTTTATTACTTAAGCAAATAGGAAACTCTGCATTATAAGGTTTATAAGCATCGAAGGTATAGCATCTAATATCTGTAAATATTTGTAACATTACTTTCGACCAACATTGATTAGAAGAACCAATATCATAAAAATATCTAGGTTTAATTCCAAGTTTTCTAAGAAATAATAAGTATCTCATGTTTAGTGTAGGTAAAATAGATTCCATATATACTTTACTAGAGATTTTTTCTGGAAAAAATCAAACTAAAAAAATAAAATATAAGTATATATATATATGGCTACATTTAGAAACGCTCAATTAGAAGAGATATTAAACAACGAACGTTCGATGAATCGTGTTATTTTAGATAGAACATCCGCTCACATTGCTGCTATTGGTGATGATAAAGCACCACCCACTCAAAGAGATATAAAACTTGAAGCTACTCTAGGTACAATGATAGATGGATTAAAAGAAAAAATAAATAAAGCGATCCAAGCAATATCTTCTCATCAATATGGTTCACTTGATGATGTAAAGGTTGATAGATTAATGAGATTGGATGAGGTAAGACAAGATATGATAGAATACGGTAGCGTTCTGAATGCTGCAGAAAGAGCGGAACAAGGATTAGATTTAAGCGAGTATAGAGATGGTGAAGATGAAGACGATGACAAAGACGGACGAGATGATGATGTTATATCAGGAGTAAGGTAATAAAATAAAAAATATAATATATAAAATATTTTATCTATATATTATATATCAATGGATAGATTAGCACAAGAAAATAAAAAATCTCAAGATAAATCGTCAGACGCTGCAATTAGTGCAATATATGATGTTATTATTGGATATAATCAAATAGTAGCAAATATTATTGAACGAACTCAACCAGTTGGAGGAAAATGGAGTACACGTAAGTCTGTAGATCAAAGCACAGTTATGTATTTAGCAGAAGTATTAAAAGGTTTAACTGAACCATTAAAACATTTAGAGTTTCAGTTAAATCAAGTAAAAGATCCTGATCTTGCAACACTACAAAATATGATGAATAATCTTGTAAAAATAATAGATCAAACACCACCTTTTAAGTTATTAGATGTAGATAGATATAGATTCGGAATACCTAATTATGAAGGATTATCTGATGATTTAAATATTACTTCTGGTAAAGCATATGTTGGATTATTAGAAAAGAAAAAACAACAACTAAAAATAAAAATGGGTACAATGAAACCTCATTTAAGAAGAGCAAAAGGCGATGTATCTAAAAAGATGTTCGATCATGCAGAAGGAACATTAGAAGCAATAGAGAAAGAAATAAAGAAAGCAAAACATAAAATAAATGCTAAGTTAAAAGATATCTATGTAAACGCAATATTATTCGTACAGATAACTGATGTATTGAATGGATTAGACGAATTATATTTACCCGAAGGAGTAAAGAAGGACGTATTCGAAGAACGTAAAGCTAAAAAAGTTAAAGCTCTGTTAAAAGAGAAACTAGAAAATAAATCGGAAGCTGAAGAAGCATATCCAGATCTACTAGATGATGATGGCAACTTTGATGCTATGAGATTACCATCTGAAGATAAAAAGACATATTTACAAACATTAGAAGATATAACAAAACTTCAAAGACAACTTGGAAAAAGTGATAGTGAAATAAAAGCATCTAATGCACCTAAAGGACCTAAAAGTACAGCTGAATTATATGGACCTGCTGATGAAGGTGCTCCTGAAGGTGCTCCCGAAGGTGCTCCTGAAGGTGCTCCTGCTGGCGTAGGTTCTGGTAAACCACTTGCTGATTTATTAGCAAAACCTAAACAACAATATAATAGTATGCAAAGACCAATATCAGACGATCAAAAGATTCAAAATGATATGATTAATGCTAATAGAAACTGGCAAATCAAAAATAATCCTCCTCACGATACACCTCTTGGAAACTTAAATCCTTTCTTAGCTCAAGATAGTGCATCTAAATATACATATGAAGTATTACTAGCTGATAAAAATGCTAAAGAAAAGCCTGAAATGAATGCATTAGGTGCTGATATAAGTTTATTACAAGGACCTATAGCTACTGTAGAAGGTTCTGGTAAAAAATCGAAAGCTTTAATGAAGTTAAAACAAGTTGCTATTGATGAAAAGAATGATCCATATGCTAGAGTTAGTTTACAACCTAATGGAATGATACAAGAAGAGAAAGAAGACCAATTCAAGTTACCTGATTTAAAACCCAAAAAGAGAAAGTAAAGATTTAATTATAAAAATATTTTATTTTGTAAGTAAATATATATGCCCTTCAATATAGAAAAAGTTGGTAAAACATTAGCCAAAATAGATAAAGGAAAGTTTAATGGAAAAGTAGTATCTATTACCGATGAAGATAAAGATGAGATAACTAAGAACTTTGATACTATACATATTCCTGATGATGGAAAGTTTCAACAGATACCTGATCCTGAGACAGAACGTCAGATATTATATATTTTTGGGCCATCTGGTTCTGGTAAAAGTTTCTATTCTAAACAATATATAAAACAATGGAAGCTTAAACATAAAGATAGTAAAGTTTATTTATTTTCATCATTAAAAGATGATGAGAGTTTAGATGATATTAAACCTACAAGAATAATTATTGATGACTTATTAGTTAGAGAACCTTTAGATACTGAGATGTTTAAAGATTCATTAGTTATTTTTGATGATATTGATGTTATAAAAGAGAAAGATATTAAAGCAGCAGTTTATGATGTATTAAATGGTATTCTTGAAATCGGTCGTCATTTTCATATCGATTGTATTTTAACAAATCATTTGCCCTCAAATGGAAGGGAAACAAGACGTATTTTAAATGAGTGTCATAGTATTACTTATTTTCCTCACGCTGGAGGAGGACGTGGTACTAAATATTTCTTAGAGAATTATGCTGGATTAGATTATAAAGAAATGAAGAAGATAAAGAAGATGAAAACCAGATGGGCTACTATATTCAAAACCTATCCAATGTGTATTATGACAGAAAAAGATCTATTTACTTTCGATGACCTCGAAGATGAAAAATAAAAAACTATAAAAAAATATTTAATATAGTAAAAATATATATTCTTACTATAATTATATATGACATACTTGAAACCATATACAAGAACTGTCCCAATTAATAATGAAGCAGCTGAGATAGTCGAAAGATTATTTGAAGAACATCTTTTACCTGTTTATACAAGTATTCCTTATATTCCTAGAAGTACAACAATAAAATCAAAGAAACAATATTTTAATTCATGGGATTTTGAAGGAGATGATTATTCTATTGAGATTAAAGGTGTATTCCAACGTAATTATCCTAATCCTATTTTTGCGTGTTCTTCTGCTAAGTTTAAGAATATAATAAATAAAAAAAAAATATATATTTTATGGTATGTTACTAAAACACCAGAAGATATAATAAATAATCCATCTATATTAGCATTAAAATGGTTTTCTTATAGATATAAAGAGAAACAGTTTCTCGATGATATTAAAAATAATCTGATTACTTATAAGATTAATAACTTCGGCCAAATGACTCATTATTTTGATAAGTCTTTACTTAAAGAGATACTATAATAGGCTTAGGCTTCTTTATGTAGTCTTTTTGCATAGATTCACTATGGGCCATATCTAATGCATCTTTCTTTTGATTTTCTAAAACTTCGCCATATTTCCCAGTTAGATAAATATGACGTAGCATTGATGATCCAATGGCTTTATCAAATACTTTATTAAGTATTCTTGTAATACTATTTACCTTATCTAAAGGTGCATTATTTTTGTATACTAAGAAATATTCAAGAGTTTTAGTAGATACTCCTTTTTTAGTAACAGATAGTTTTGGATGGTATTTAAAATATTTTAGGAGGGCATTCCATAAATCATCAGAGATGGCTACATGTTGTGTTCCATATTTAGAAGCTGTTTTATAATTATTAAAGATGAAACTTTTATTTTCTAAATCAAGATAATTACGATCTTTAGGTAAATCGATATTATAGTTGTTAGTTAATAACATTACTTGGAAATCTTTATTTCTTCTAGGAGCTTGATGGTAGTAGAGCGACATAATAGCATAGGATAATAAAGCATTATATTGAGCTTCAGATAGAGTTTTTTCATTCATAAATAGATCTATTTCATTTTCTAGTTTTTTATATTTATCTTCTACATCTTTCCAGCTTATCCAATTCTTTTCTTGTGTTTCTGATAATTCATTAGGTTTAGTATCTTTCTTAATATCTTCATTTTTCTTCATCATTAAGTTATAGTATTTATCGTGTAACTTTTTTATTAGTGGTCTTTGAGATAAAGATAATACAGATACAACAGAGATTAAGAAGTTTCTTTTTGTATTTTCTTTATACTTAGAAAGTTTTTCGTTGATGCTTTCGACACTCTTTAAAAAGTTATAATTCTTTAGAGGTTCATCATTATTAAGTTTTTTGAGATTTCTGAGATAAGCTTGAATTGTACTGTCAGATACATGCTTTTGTTCTTTTAATTCTTTAGAAAGATTCTGAATAAAATCGACTGAACTCATATAATATTTATTAGATATTTTTTACTGTAAAATAAACTATGATTTTTTACTGTTCTTACGTATGTTTTTTTTCATAATTGTTAATATTTCATTAATATTTTGTTTTTCTGATTTTTCTATATCTTTTAAGTTTTTATTTTCAAAAGTTATAGATGATATTTTATATATTTTTATTTTTTCTTTAGGTTCAACTAAGTAGTTGTTATTTGGTAATAAAGTATATTTAATATTACATAATCCATAACAATTAGTACATACTTCAACTTCTAATTCTTTTTTAATATTTTGTAGATTTAATTGTTCTAAAGTAATTATTAATGATTTATGATTATCATTAAATAACTTTCCATCAAGTTGACATAGAAACATATATAATTCACCAGAGAATATTTATAGCTAGATTATTTGGACTATATTTATTATCTTTCCAATCACCTTTTATTTTTGTTGCTCTTGCTCTATATGCATCCCTATGTTTATCAGCATCTTCATTTTTTGATAGTGTATATATAATATAATCATTATAGTCTACTCTTCCAAATGGTACCTTATCACCATCTGGTGTTGTATATTCTAGTTTATGGGTTCCATCAGATGCCATTTGAATCATTGTTGGATCATATCCTGTTTTTTTAGCTGCTTTACTTGCAGCTTTCATATATTGATCGTGAGATATATTATTCTTTTCTAATTGTAAGTGAAACTTTTCCATTCCATCACTACCACCACCTTCCATAGATGGTTTATAATTCATAATTAAATATTCGTTAGTTTTATGTAGTTGACCTCCATGGCTTACTGTACCGATATTTTTTGTAGGTACAGTTACAATATTAAAATCCCTAAATAACTTTTTACTAATTGATGTATCAGCTAAAGATAATAAAAACTTTCCTTTGATATTTTTACATATTTCAGCTAATTCAATACTATTAATAGCTGGAAAGTTAAACTTGCCTGTTTGTTCTCGAACAGGTGGATCTAAATAAAAGAAAGTTTTTGGACTATCATATTTTTTAATAACTTCTTTATAGTCTCTATTTAATATGTCTGTATTTTTAAGACGTTCTTCATAACCATTAAAGTTTGCACTAATACGAGGTTTCCCGAATAGCTCACCTTTACCAAAATAACTTAGTTTATAAAGTAAATATGTTTTAAGAAACTTATCATAATCACTGGATGGTTTGGATTTTTTAATATCTTCAAAGTCTTCTTCAGTATAATTACCATTGACTTCACTTGCAAAATCACTATTAGCATATTTTTGAAAGCCTTTAAATAATTCATATACAGATGGATCTAAGTCATTAACAACTTCTTTATGATTATCTTTATTTTTATAGAAGAAAACAGATCCACCACCTACAAATGGTTCTACATAAGTATTATATGATGATGATGGTGGAAAATATTCATTAACAATCTTTTTTTTTAATAATACTTTGCCACCAACTCGAGCAGTTATAGGTTTTAAACCGCCTTCAAGACGTAAGTCATCATCGTGTTCTGGATTATTATCTAAAAATGAATATACTCTAGCCATAGCCCATTGTTCCTTGGATAGTTTTTTAGACATAGGTGCGTCAACATTTTTTTCATAAGAGTCTTTCATTCTAACCGAAGTAGGATTAGTTTTATATGCTCCTATTCCACGATTATAAACTTCTTGTAATACATCGAGTGGTTTAGATGTTACTTTTGATAATTCTTCTAATGAATACGATTTATCGATTGGTAACTCATATTTTTCAAGTATATTTTCTCTATGAGTACCTTTACCTTCTAGAGGTTTGTGTTCTGAAATATTAATAGCTGTCATCTGTCTTTTAGCTCTTGCTAATGGTAATCCTTTTTTACTAAAGCATTCGGACTTATCATCCTCTTTACATACTTTATAACCATCAGAAACTTCTTTAATTATGTAAGGCATATTTATATATTATTATTTAGAAAATATATAATTATGTTATTTTTGCTAACGAAGATCCATCATCTTTAGGTGATTCGATTTCAGTTGCTGTTTGAATATTTAATGATTCAAGTGGTAATTCTATGATATCGTTACGTCTAGCTAATTCAATAAGTTCTTCATTATCGGTAAATATACGTTTCATTAATGATCTATTAGGACCTTCGTATTTAAATCTTTTATATGCTTTATCAAATGCTGTGAAAAATACATATTCTACACCATCTGTTTCTTCTTTAACTTTCCAATTAGGCAATTCAACTGTATATACAATAGCAAATACTTCTGTTAAATCTTCGGTTTTTGGGGTTTCTTCGTATTCTTTTACTAATAAAATATAAGGTTCTTCAACTTGACACAAACTATGCGACATATAAATACTATTTAGATATATTTTTTACTGAAACGCTATTTTATATTTTTTACATGGGTTATTAATTCATTATTAATTATATAATATATATATATATATGATAAAAGTTATTAGAAAGTTTTCTACTATTCAATTACCTCCTATTATTACACAAGCTGGCATTAAAATGAGAAATCCTATGACACCAGATGGATTATGGATCGGGTGGACTGATGAAGAAGTTGCTCTACATTTTGCTACTTATAATATACCACTTAAAGGAAAGGAAATACCACTTAAAGAACCTATAAAACCACTTAAAGAAAATGAAATACCCCTTAAAGAAAATAATAGTGGTTGTGGGAGAGGTTAATCGGGGAAAAAGTAAGATACTATTTCATCATAGTTTAATCCTTTTGATTTTTTTAGAGAATCCATATAATCCTTGTACTGTTGTAGGGATTTATTTTGTTGCATCTGTTTAATTCTATTACATACATGACGCCCGCAAGTTTTTATATCTGAATCCTTCTCTTGATATTTATGGGGATTATACTTAACTACGAGACCTGATTCTTTTAATAGTCTAGTTAATGGTTTATCTTCTAGACCCAACATCTCGCGATTCTCAACAGGTGCATATTTTATGGCTACATCGGGTGCTCCACCATAAGAATCAAAATAATTAATTGTATCATCAAGTCTATCTAACGAAACCCAATGTCCCTTTTTTGGTTCTTGTTCTACTAATAAAATCGCATATGTTTTATGCATCGGTAAGAGATCTTCGATGGATTCCATGTTATTTAATTCTTTATACGTTAATATACGAGCTTCTGGAAAGTAGTTTCTGATGTTGCTGTCGTTCATCGGTGTATCCTCGATTATTTCTATTTCTTCTTTATCCATTATATATATTATGATCTAGATTATTTTTTCTGGTCTATTCCCCTCTCTGCACTCTCCCAGTATCTATAAGTGATTGGAGATTTCCTAGTATTTTTTTAAGGGCTATCTTAGGGGGGACCTACTAGGTAGGTCCAAAAAGGCTAAAAAAGTAACAAAAATAGAAAGAGCTAAGGGGGGGTAGGTTAGTGTATATTATATTTATAAAGTATATATATAGTATACTATTATATATATAAAAAAAAGATTTTGGAGAGCGACATACCTCCTAACTACTACCCCCCAGATGGCGAGCGAGTCGAGCAGGTCTTCTAAGGTGACTTTGTCGTATTTTTTATGAGATTTTTAAATAATATTTTATAATATTATTTAAAAGAACTATTAAAGGTCTAACGGGTTCTTGGCTGGTTGATCTGCGGCTTTTTCGTCGACTTCTTCATTATTATCTTCTTCATTTTCAACTGTCTTTCTCTTTATTCCAGTATAATAAAGGGCTCCTTTGATTTTTACTTTTTTAATATTATTTGCTTTTAATCCTTCGCCAAACTTAACATGAGACATATACGCGAAATCGCCATCTTGTTTATATAAATCATAAAGTGTAGTTGGTCTGTACTTATCTTCTGATTTATCTGTTATTTCAAAATATTTTTGTAAGTAATTACCAATATCATTGTTATCTTCAAAATAAAGCTCTGTGAATTCAACACATTTAGTTGGCTCTTTTATTTTTTGTGTATCAAAATCTTGAGAAACTAAATGAAGAAGATAACAAACTAAAGTATCTCTATATTCATTATCTCTATCAATATCGTCTTTTAATTCAGTATTTATTTGTCTTTCAAAAGGTTTCTTAGGATTATCAACGAAAGTAAAAGGGAAATGAATAAATCTAAAACGATTCTTGATCGCCTCATTCGTTTCATCTACTCTAGGTTGTTTATTACAAGATATAAACATGGTGAATTGAGGAATATATTCAAATGAATTACCATAATTAGCACGAGTCGATATCACATCACGACCTGTGAGTTTTTTAACCATAGAAATATTAAACTTAGTTTCTTTATCATTATCTTCGGCTGGTTCAGAAATAGCCAAATAACGGATCCCTTTTGCTTTAGCTAAAGTCTCATTTTTTAATTCATCTTTTATCGTTAATAAATCATTAGAACCAGGTAAATAATAATTACCTAATGCTTTTGATATAAGAGCAGATAAAACACCTTTACCATTTCTTCCGTTGCCAGTTAAGATGTAAAGCTTTTCAAATCTATTAGTAAATAAACTCATTGCTGTTGTCATCAAGAAGTAAGTGCATATTTCTTTATCTTCAAATATAGTAAATAATAGATCATCAATAAGTGTATAGTCAGTAATTAAATCAGGTGCATCATATCCAGTATTTCTATATATATAATCTTTCTTTTCAATATCTCTAAAATGACCTTCCTTAATATCAAAAACAGTATTTTTGAACGCAAAAAGTTCTTTTTTTGCATCGATCTTATCATCGATATCTTTATCAAGATATAACATAGGTAATAAAGTTGTGATGCCTTTTGAGAAAGTACTGGTAGATACACGGGAAAAAGCCTTAAAAAGTTCATTATGGACCTTCTTATAATCTTCAATGGCTGGGGATAAATGCACCATCTCATCTTTAATATAATTAGTTGAAAATATAATAACATCATTTAATAAAGAAATAGGTTCTCCTTTATGATTTTCTAATATATTGAATTCATTGTATGAATACCACCCAGATTTAACAGAATAAATATATTTATCCTTATTCATTTTATGGTATAATTGAGCGAATTGATAATGAGAATAATCGGCGGTATTTGCGAGTTTAGCATCAGTTTGACTTTTAGAAGCCATTGTATTAATAGTATCAGACATTTTTATATATTATAATCTAGAAAACATTTTCTAAATATTTTTTTTAAAGATTTTTATATAAAGAAATATTTTTTAAAAAACATTTAAAGATTTTTTTCTACTATGTATTATATAATGACTTTAAACTTAACACCCGAAGAAAAACTCCAAAGAGAAAAACTTTACAATAAAGAATATGCCAAACAATACTACAGAGAACAAAAAGCAGAAAATAATGAAAGATACAAAGATATTTTAGAAAAATCACGCTTAAGATATCATGCAAAAAAAGAAGCTATTGTAGATGAAAATGGAAATAATACAAATATAAATACAACTAAACGCCAATATAAAAAAAGAAATATTTTAATTGAGTAAAAAAATATATTTTAAAATAATTAATTAATTATTTTAAAATCATGATCTTATTTATTTCGAAAAGTGTTTATTTAGATGTTCTATTTTCATTTCAAGTTTTTTAATGTCTACTTCTTGCCATTTATATTTTAGACTATAACTTAACAATCCATCTTTTATTTTAATATTCTCTTCTTTTAATTCTTTTATTTCTTTAGCCCAACTTTTAAATGTTTCTTTATTTTCATCTATTTCTTTATTAAGTTCTCTGATTTCTTCTTCTTGTTCTTCATTTATTTTTTCTAAATCTTTCTTAAGTTCATTTCTTTTTTCAATAAGGTAATTAATCCAATCTTCTTTTTTATCTAATACTTTTTTAAGCTCTTTTATTTCTTCATCGCTGTTAATTGCATGTGCCACCCATTTTCTTTCATTATTATCAGTTTCTTCTATTTTAGCTTCTAACTTTTTTATTTCTATTTCGTAATCAAAGTTTTTTATTATTGACTCTTTTATTTTTGATAAGTAGTAATTATTAGAAAAATCATCAAATCTATCGCGATCTTCTAATTTTAATAATAAAAAACCAAGATTAAATCTTAAATCTTCTTTCTCTTCTTTTCTTTTTTCATTCATTTTTTTCATTTCATTATTATCTTCTAAAATATAATCATAATCAGCAGTTTTATTTTTTAATAATAAATAATCAGTTTCTAAAACATTATATTTATTTACTAAATCAAAATAATCTTTTTCATAGTCTCTTTCATCTTTATATGCAGAATAATTAAAGTTATCTTTCTTTTCATCTAATTCATTTTCTAGATCATTTATTTTTTTCTTTTGATCTTTATTATCTTTTTTTAATAATTCTAATTCTTCTTTTAATTCTTCTTTTTCATTTTTTAAGGCTTGAATTACTTCTTTAAAGTCATCTACATAATCCATATTACCTTTACCTAACCACGTTTTATTATATTTAACATTTAAAACAATTGCCATTTCTTTTAATATTTCCTCTTGTTCGTCTGTAGATGCTTTAAAAAACATTTTATAATGTCTTAATTCATCATTTAAATCTTTTATTTTTTTTTCTTGATCTTTTTGATTGCTTTCTTTATTATCTTTTTTTAATAATTCTAATTCTTTCTTTAATCTTTTATTTTCTTCTTCATATTCGTTTATCTGTTCTATTGCATCGTCAGATATATTTTCGTAACATACACAATTATTGAGAGAATTAGTACATCCACCACAACGAGAAAAATCTTTAATAAATATAGGATCTACTTTGATTTCTTTTTTAGAAGAGGAGAGAGATTTTTTAGAGGAGGTTTTTTTGGAGTTATTATTTTTAG